GCAACTTTTGGTTTAAGCAAATCATTTGATACTATGGAAGAATACAACAAGTATAAGCAAACTTTTTATAAGGCTAACCCAGCAGAATCAGCAGACGCTGTTAATGTTGAGCAGCCAAGAAGGGAGGAATCCCATAACATGGAGACAAATATGTCAAAAGAAAATAAATCTCCTGAAAGCAACTCAGAGTTCAATCTTGAGGCATTCGCAAAACAAGTAGCTGCAGATACAGCTGCAGAAATTGCAATGAAACAAGCTGAACAAAAAGCTGCTGAACAGAAGGCTGCAGACGAAGCTGCTCAAAAGGCTGCTGAAGAAGCTGAAGTTCAAAAAGCTGCTGAAGAAGCAGATCAGGAAAAAACTAAAACTATAGTTGAAGCAGGTCTATCAGGCGCTGAGAAACTTATGAATGATGTTGAGTCAAGAGTTAAACAAGACTACTCTAATTTAGAGCAAGTCGTTAAGTCTTTAGAATCTCAATTAGCTGAGAAATCAGAAGAAATCATGAATATGAGAGAGTCAAAAAGACATTTCTCAGACAGACAAGGTCAAGGCGACTGGAAAAAAGCTTTTGAAAACGACATCATTGATGCAAAATTTGCTGGTTTAGCTACTGGTAAAGGTTGGAACAGTGATATGTCCAAAAGCTTAATGGAAAAAGTTAATGCACATAGTGGCGTTGGCGTTTCATCAGCTGACTTTGAGCAAGTTGTTTCAACAAACATCGAAAGAGATATTCAAAATGAATTAGTCTTGGCTCCTCTATTTAGAGAAGTACCAATGACTTCTGCTAACATGATTATCCCAATTCTACCAGATAGCGGTTATGCTGAATTCGCTTCAGCTCAAACAGCTGCTGGTTCAAGCCCACACGGTAACTTAGCTCAAAGAGGCGACACTTATGGTGCACCATATGGTGGAGTTGACATGGCAGAAAGAACTCTTTCAACTAAGAAACTTATTTCTCAGTCATACTTAGGTAATGAGACTGAAGAAGATGCAATTTTACCAATCCTTCCTTTAATTAGAGAATCAATGGTAAGGTCACATGCTAGAGCAATTGAAAACTCAATCCTAGCTGGTGATGATGCTGACGGCGTATTCGGTACAAGTGGAGCTTCTTTTGAAGGTTTACTACACTTAGCAAGAAATGACAGTGATTATACACAGTCAGCTACTGCTTTTGCTACTGATACAGTTACAGCTGCAGAACTTCTTTCAATGAGAAAGAATATGGGCAAATATGGTGTTAATCCATCAGACGTTGTTTATATCGTTTCGCAAAGAACTTACTACGAACTATTAGAAGATGCAGAGTTCCAAGACGCTAACCTAGTTGGCGACATGGCTACTAAACTTTCTGGTGAAATTGGTCAAGTATTCGGTTCAAGAGTACTATTATGTGACGAGTTCGCTACACCAGCAGTTTCTAAGTTCGCAGCTATCGCAGTATACCCAAGAAACTATGTAATGCCAAGATTAAGAGGCGTTACTATAGAATCTGACTACGAAGTAGCTAATCAAAGAAGAGTCCTTGTGGCTTCTCAGAGATTAGGATTCACTGACTTAATTGACGGTGCAACTTCTAAGTGGGGACACATGTACAAAGCTAGCTAATATTAGCTTAATAGGGTTTCAGGGAGTGTACCTAACACTCCCCCTTTTTAATTATGGCAGACTTAATAACAGTACAGGAATATAAAAATGCAGAAGGCATAAATGGTCAGAAAGAAGACCAACGCCTTGATATTATAGTTCCACAAGTCAGCGACCTTGCAAAAAAGTATTGTGGTACATCATTTATTGATTACTACTCTTCAGCTAAGACTGAAACTTTTACAATCAGGGATAAATATACTACTACTGTTATTGTAAGTGAGAGCCCATTGGTAACTGTAAATTCTGTGAAAGAAAGAACAGGGTATGGAGAAGATTACCAAACTCTATCTACAAGTGATTATGAATATTACGTAGATACAGCCAGCGACGCGATTATTCGTACGAATCAATCGGGTGGTGAAAAATACTGGGCAAGTGGTGTTGGAAGTGTACAAATAGAATACACAGCAGGATATGCAGCAACACCAGCAGACTTGAAATTAGCATTATTTGATTTAGTAACTTACTATCTCAAAGACGAACATAAGGAAAGAAGAACAATAGCAGGAGCAACATTACAGAATCAAGGAACATCTGGAGTAAGAGACAATACGGACTTTCCAGACCACATAAAAAGAGTACTTGATTTATATAGAGTTATTATCTAATGGCTGTAAAATATTGGGAAAACTTATTAAAAAATTTAGAACTTGATATAAACAGAACTGAATACAATCAGATGGAAGTAACAAGAGCAGTTCTTGATAAAAGATGGACAAGAGCAGCTATAGAATCTGCTATAACTAAAGCAAATAATGCAAGAGCTAAAAAGGGCTTGCCTGAGCTAACTCCCTCTAAAAATATTATAACAAGAGCAGTAAATGAATTTCATAAAACAGTAGCAGGTAATAGAGGAAAGTCCACAAGTATGGAAGGGGTTGATACAAAAGTTGCAGGAAGTTTTATTTATCCAAAAAGAAAAAGAGTTTCTGGAGGAGGTAGAAAAGTTTCTTATCCTGGAAGAGTTTTCTCTGCTTCAGAAACAGAAATAGTAGCTGATAACTTTGGAGAAATAAATAAAGTTATGGCAGCAGCAAGAAAAGCAGCTACTGATATACTTGAAAATAATTTAAGTGCCCCAGGAGAACTCAAAGGATTAGATAATATACATTTTGCACATGGAGAAGGTACATCAAAAACAACTTTAGGTGCCCTTTCAGGAGGAAAAGAGGCTCTTACAGTTGCAAATAGTAGAAGCGGAGAAGACGCATTAAAAAAACAATTCAAAAAAGACGGAGTAAAATTAGATAATTTAAATCTAATAAAAAAAGCAGGAGTTAAAGGTTTAAGAGATTATATGACCGAAGAGCTCCGAATACGAATTGGTATTAATGAACGCGAAAGAGGGAGCAAAGCAGAATTCAATGATACCTTCGTAGTAGAAGGCGCAATGAAAATGCAAGATAAAGCATTTGCTAGAAAATATGATGCTGCAAGTAAAAAAGGAGAAACCTTAAAAGGAATTCAAAAAACATACTTTGAAGCAGTACAAAAAGCCTTAAGAAAAAGATGGGCACAAGGAGACATACAGAGAGGAGAATATCAAAGTAGTCCTTCTGGGAAGAAAAGAGCAAAAAACATAGTAAAGAGAGTTTGCGAAAAAAATTTCAAGAAGGCTTTAGCAAAACATCCTGAGTTTAAAGTAACAAACTCTAGTAAAAAATTAACAAAAGTTAATAAAAAAACAAAAACAGTTAAGAAAAATACAAAAACTTCTGAAAAAATAAAAGCAGGAACAAAAGCAACAATTGCAGGACGTAAAAGTAATAGACAAAGCACTACAAACCCAGGCGCAAATCCTTTAGCATTGAAAGAATTAATAAATGCAGCTTTACCTGAAGAAATTTTAGAAAGAATGAATCCTCCAGCATTAAGAAATAGAACAGGAAGATTCAGAAGGTCAGCACAAGTAACAAATGTACTTGTAGGCCCGAGAGGCGGAGTAGAAGCAGAATATACATATATGAAAATGCCCTACCAAACCTTTGAGCCAGGGTACGCACAAGGAAGTACTTATAGAGACCCTCGAAAAATTATTGGTGAGTCTGTAAGAGAGATAGCCCAAAAATTAACAGGAAACAGATTTATAAAAGTTAGGAGAATATAATGTCAGAAAGAGGTTACACTACACGAAGAAGTGCTATTGTTGATGCCTTTGTTCAGAAATTATTAACTATAAATGGAACAGGTAATTTTTTAAGTTCTGTTTCAAACGTAGAACCAAGATTAAAATTTTGGGACGAAATAGAAGAATTTCCAGCAATACATATTAATGCAGGAAGTGAAACAAGAGAATATTTAGGAGCAGGAGAAAAATTTAGATTTTTAACTCTAACTTTTCGTTGCTATGTAAATGAACAAGACCCTGTAGAAGCATTAGAAAAATTAATGGAAGATGTGGAAACAGTTATAGAAACAAATAACCCAATAACATATACTGATAACTTGGGGAATAGTCAGAGTACTATTCAAACAACAATACTCAGTATTGACACGGACGAGGGAGTTTTAGACCCTTTTGGAATAGGCGAAATAATTACCACAGTCCAATACTAGAAAACAGCCACGGCAAACTAAAGTTTAGCCAAAGCTCTTTTCATTAAAATAGGAGAAATTAAAATGGCAGATACATTTTATTTTAGTCGAGATACTAAGGTTCATCTAACAGACTCACAGAGTGCAGTATATAATATACCTGTTTTAGATGGATTTAGTTTTTCTCAGGCGACAAACACAACTGAGGTAACTCTTAATGAAATGGCTACAGCGGCAGGTGTAAGTAGAAGAGCAAGACAAATGTTTACTGATTCTTACGCACCAGCAGAGTGGTCTTTTTCAACATATATTAGACCTTTTACCTCTGCCGGCGGTGGAACTGGCGGTGAGCATGGTTCAGCTTTTTCACATGTAGTAGAAGAAGCTTTATGGAATGCTCTAGCAGGTTCAGCAGCAGTTGGCCAATCAGGAGCAGGTTTTTCTGCACCAGATGCAAACGGAGCAGATTTAGTTTTTACAAATTCTAATAAAACAACTTTAGATACATTTGATTTGCATTTTGAAATGGGCAGTGGTAAAACTCAACCTACTATCTATAAAATAGAAGGCTGTGTAGTAAATGAAGTTTCAATTGATTTTGATATCGATGGAATTGCTACTGCAAACTGGTCTGGTTTTGGTCAAATTATTACTGAAGCATCCTCTATGCCAACAGCAACAATTTATGAAGGAACAGCAGCTGGAAATACTGGAAACTTTATTAGAAATAGATTAACAGACTTAACTGTAGAGGCAACAGCAGATGGAGAGATTCAAACTTCATATGATTTAACATTAACAGGCGGAAACATTACTATTGGAAACAATATTACTTTCTTAACCCCTGAAACTTTAGGAATTGTTAATCAGCCTTTAGGTCATGTAACAGGAACAAGGAATGTATCAGGTAACTTTACTTGTTACTTAAATAGTCCTACAGGGGGCGGCGATTCAAGTGCTGACTTATTTGAAGATATTATTGAATCAACTTCAGTAATTACAAATGACTTCAACTTAGTATTTGTAGTAGGTGGAACTATTTCTCACACTGCAGGCGGACCTTCTTTTAAAGTCACTTTACCGACTTGTCACTTAGAAGTACCTACACATTCAATTGATGATATAGTAAGTTTGGAAACTACTTTCCATGCTTTACCAACATCAGTAGATGGTACAGACGAAGCAACATTTGAATTTAAAGGACCTGCACTAACTTAATAATTAAATTAACAGGGAGGGGTCATTCCCTCCCTCTTTTATAGGAAAAAACAATGACAGAACAAAAACAACCAGTATCACTATCGAGTTTATTAACTCCAAGCAAAACAGTAACCGTAGATTATCCAGGTATGAGTGGTTTTACTGTTGATTTATGTTACCTCGCAAGAGAGGAACTACTTAAATTAAGAAATCGTTGCTTAGTACAAAAGTTTAATAGAAAGACAAGAGCTTTTGACGAGCAATTAGATGAAGAAAAATTTTTAGTCGAATATGTGAAAGCAGTAATCAAAGGGTGGAAGGGCTTAAAATATTCTTACTTAGAAGAGCTTCTATTGGTGGATATCAGCAGCTTAGACCCAGAAGATGAACTTGTGTTTTCTCAAGAAAATGCAGAAACCCTTATGAAAAATGCAGGGGATTTTGACACTTGGGTAACAGAGGTCACTGGAGACTTAGAAAATTTTACGAAAGCCAAGTAGAACAAATACTTGGTCTTTTAGACAAACAGTTTAAAGAAGGTCAACTTCCTTTAGATACTTACTTAGATATATGTGAGCAAAAAGGAATAGAGCCTGACCCAAATGAAATGCCACCAACTATGGGAGATTTTCCTCTCGAAGTTCAGGTGGCTTTTTTATTGCACGATTTATTACCAGACAGATGGGATGGAATGAGTGGTTCATATTTTGGAAAAGATATGTCGGCACTTGGAACATTACTAGATGTTTATGAAATCAAAGACAAAAGAAGTACAATCTTTTGGATAAAGCAAATTGAAGCCAAGAATAGTGAAGCTATAAATAAAAAAATTGATAGAAAACGAAAAGCCTCTCAAAATAAGGCAAAAGGTCCCGGTATTAACTCGGCGAATTTAAAAAGATAAATAATGGCAGATTTTAAGGTTGTAGGAAAGTTAGTAATTGATGACAAAGGTCAATTAGCTATTCTTGACAAAAAAGCAAAGAAAACATCACAAAGCGTAGATAAGGTAGGACAATCTGCACATACAGCCGACCGTAGATTAAAAGGAGCAGCAAATGCTTCATCAGGCGCATCCAAAAACTTCTCAAAAATGGCACAAGGCATCAATGGAGGCCTTGTACCTGCTTATGCGACTCTTGCTGCTTCATT